CACACCTGGCGTCGACCTTGGGCGGATGTGGGTTGCCCACAGCACGCCCTGTGACCCGAGAGAGACGGTTCGCAGGTCCGAGCGCTCCCCCAATACAATTCGCGGAATTTCTCCAATAGACGATTTTGGGATTTCGCGCATAGTATCCTTTGCTTACCAATGCAAGTTACGAACCACCACTCTCCACTACACAAGCTCAATTGTACTTGCCCGAAATCCATAAGCGGCCTACTTTTGGGAACCTCGCATCGTTGGGTGATGAACACAGCCCACCAGATCGAGACCCCATCCAAGCCAATCGGGCGATCCCAGCATGCGCGCATTGCCGCACGCCGCAATCGTCGGCCCACAGAACGATCTGCGTGAGCTCCGGCTTGCGTTGATCAGCAACTGGCCTGCGCTGCTGCGCGATCTGCTCGGCGAGCCGACGCGACGCACAGCGCGGCAGTGGCGGTGGAACCGTCGCGGCAGTTTCTCAGCCGTCGTCGGTGTCCCGAAGGTCGGCACGTGGTTCGATCACGAGTCGGCCTGCGGTGGAGGTCCGCTCGAGCTGATCGCGCGCATGCGCGGTGGTGACTGGCGTGAGGCCGCGGACTGGGCGCGTCGCTGGCTTGGCATGCCGGCATGGGAGCGGGGGAACACCCGTGCCGACCACGATGACGGTGCTCGCACACTCACGATCGTTGCCGATGCCGAAGTCAGCGCCGCCGAGTCATTGGAAGAACGCTGCCGGCACAGCGCCCAGCGCCTCGCGAATGCAGCCTGGGAACGAGCGACATCGGCGGATGCCTCGCATGGCTATCTGCAGCGCAAGGGCATTGGCCCTCATGGGGCGCGGATCGAGACGACCGACGTGCTGATCGTGCCGCTGATGGATCTCGATGGCACCATCCACACGCTGCAACGGATCTACGAGGACGGCACCAAGCGCTTCCTGACCGGCGGCGCCAAGGCTGGGCACTTCACACCGATCGGCGGCCCGCTCACCGGTGCCGAGACGATCCTCGTCTGCGAGGGGTGGGCAACCGGCGCTACGGCCCATGAAGCAACTGGCCTGCCCGTCGTGGCTGCGATGGATGCAGGGAACCTCAAGCGCGTCGCTGCAAGCCTGCGCGAGCGCTTCCCAACCACGCGTCTCCTCATCCTCGCGGACAACGACGTAAAGCCTGGCCGCGTGACGAACCCGGGCGTTCAGGCGGCGATGGCGGCGGCCCGCGCCAGTGGTGCGCTCGTCGCTGTTCCCCCCGAGCCCGGCGACTTCAACGACTTCGCAGCCGTGCATGGCCTCGCGGGCGTGCGCGCCGTGATCGCGGCCGCAGAGCCGCCCCCTGAACCCATGCCGACCTATCCGCGCGCGACCCTGGATGTGGCGATGGCGCGGACACGCCTCGAGGACCAGATCGCCGCGTTCATGGCAGAGGTCGTGACGTACTGGAGCATCGATCCACTGGATGCCGAACTTGCACCGGATCCTGGGCCTCCCTCCTGGGCGGCTCTGATCGGCGCGGAGGCCGCGTCTGAGGCAGCATGCTGCTAGACTTCAATGCTGCCCCGCTGCCGCCGCGTCTCGCGCTGCCGGTTGGCGTCGGCCTCGGCAAGACGACCGCCATGCAACGCGGCCTGGTCGCGCTGCTACAGAGCGGGGCCCTGCGCGGCAGGACGGTGGTGATCGGCGTGCCGCGGCATGATCTCGCCGAAGAGCAGCGCGCGGCCTTCGAACAGCTCGGCGTCGCGGCCTGTGTCTGGAAGGGGCGCAACGCACCAGACCCCCGGCAGGGCGAGCCGGATCGGCTGATGTGTCTTGATCCGTCGGCACCGTTCGACGCGATGGAGGTAGAACGCGTCGTCGAGACCACGAGCTGCAAGGTCACGCGCAACGGTGAGACCAGGAAGTGCGCGTTCTTCCACCAGTGCGGCTATCAGGCGCAGAAGGTGCCGCTGCGCCGCGCTGACATTGTCATCACCGCCCACGACACGCTGTTCCACCAGGCGCCGCGCGAACTCGGCGGCGTGGGCCTGCTGGTGCTCGACGAAAGCTTCTGGTCAGCCGGCCTGCGCGGCATGGACGGCAAGGCTCGACTGACCCTGGATGGCCTTCGCCCGCATCTCGGCACGGTGCTCTGCTGGACGCCGCGCAACACAGAGAACTGGGATGCCACCTCAGACCTCTATGCGGCGCGCGAGAAGCTCACGGGCGTGCTGGTCACGGCACCGAACGGCCCGCTGTCGGTCGCTGCGCTGCGGGCCGCTGGGCTCACGCCGACGATCTGCCGCGAGGCCGCGGCGAACGAACATCGACGACTCAGGAACCCCGGCCTGCTGCCGGGGATGGATCCGGCGGAGCGCAGGCGTCGGATCGCCAGCGTCCTGCCGAAGGAGAACGAGCCCTGGGCACCACCGGGCCGCGCGGCGGCAATGTGGCTGCTCATCGCTGAGGCGCTGGAGAACGATCACGACGTTGCCGGCGTGGTCGTCTGCGACGTCCCAACCGAGAACGGCACGGTTCGGTCGCTTCGGCTCAAATGGCGGGCGGGCTTGCGCAAGTCCTGGGGCGGAGAAGGCCCGGTGCTGCATCTCGATGCGACGCTGCGACCGGAACTCGTCACACCCTTCCTGCCGGACATCACCATCGCTGACCCGGTGCGCGCGCGAGAGCCGCATGTGCGGGTGCGCCAGGTGCTTGGCGCCCCCACCAGTGCCAAGGCGCTGACACCCGACGACAACGCGCCAGAGCGCGACAAGAGGAGCGCTGTCCTGCGCCTGCGAGAAATCGGCGCCCTGATCGCCCTTCGTGCACGCGCGCTGCGCGGCCAGGGGCGATCCGGCACGGACCTGCTGGTGATCGGGCAGAAGGCTGCGATGGATGCGCTGCGAGCTCGTAGGCTGCCAACCAATGCCGAGGCCGTGCACTTCAACGCGCTCAGCGGCCTCGATCGGTGGCGTGATGTCGCGGGGATGATCGTGCTCGGCCGCACCCTGCCGGCGCCGCCAACGGTCGAGGCGTTGGCGGCAGCGTTGACCAATCGCCCCCCTGTGACCAGCAGCGGCGATGGTGCGTGGTGGTACGCACGCGTTGAGCGTCGGATCGCGCTCGCTGCCGGTGGCGTCCACAGCGTCGCCAATGAGCAGCATCCGGACGCTACGGCCGAGGCCGGACGCTGGGCCATCTGCGAGGGCGAGCTGGTGCAGGCCATCGGACGCGGCCGCGGCGTGAACCGCACGGCCGAGAGCCTGCTCGAGATCGATCTGCTGACTGATGTGGTGCTGCCGGTCGAGGTGCACGAGGTGCTGACGTGGGATCAGGTTCGGCCGACCGACCACGACATCATGGCGTCCAGCGGCGTGGTCCTCGAGAACGCCACCGACATGGCAAAGGCGTTTCCTGACCTCTGGCCCACGCGGGACGCCGCCAAGAAGCAGAACCAGAGGAGGGGGACAGATTGCTATTATAGAGATCTCTCTAATAGCGGATTGTCCCCCTCCTCCTCGGTTGTGACCTATCGGCCAACCGGGGCAGGGCAGAAGGACCGGCAGGCGCGGTTCGACCTGACGCTGATCCCCAATCCGCGTGCATGGCTCGAAGCGCGCCTCGGGCCACTCGCCCATGTCGAGATGCTCGGTATGGGTGGGGGGCTCGAGCCGACAGCCACGGCCGGCGCCAGCGACCTCCGTATCCGGCTCATCGCACTCGGCGAGCGCCTCGATGCGGCCCTGAAGCAGCGCCTCGACCGAGATCGCGCCTGCCTCGCGCTGCTCGCCTTCAGACATGAAGCCGCGGGTCCACACCCGGCCGCGGCCTGACTAGCGTCGCCTCGCGCGGCGCACACACCACCAGCAAGGAGAAGATGATGATCGACGATCGCATCGTCGTGTACCGAGCGGGCGTCTTCACGAGCGAACCCTATCCGCCATGGCTGATCGAGATCCAGCGCGTTGCCGATGAGCGCCGCGATTGGAATGCAGCGGTGCGCGGGGTGTTGCCGCACGTCACCGCGCATCTGGTCATCGGCTTCGACGCATACCCTCTCGGCGAGTTGCATGCCGATGGGACGCCTGACGGTGGACAGTATGTGCAACTCAGCGACGGCGAAGCCATGTTCGCGGAGGTGTGGGTGCCAGACCCGGCCGACTGGCTGCCTTTCAGTACCACCTACATCGAGCCCTTCATGCTGACGCGCGCAACACTGCATCAGTCGGACAAGATCGATCGTCTGACCACCGCGCTCATCGCCTTCGCTCGGCATGGCGAGGGCCGGCACATCGACCGACTGACCGGCGAATCACGCATCGACCAGCGCGAGGACGAGGACCGCAGCAAGCTCCGAGCGTCTGCAAAAACTCTCAGCACCTGCAAGTGATTGGAGACGACGACATGACCAACAAGCGCAAGCGCGGAACCACGCCGCGCGAGGACCTCTCCAAGCCGTCGCGGTGGCGGCTCCAGCATGGCGCCGTCACCCCGCCAGAGCGTGGCGCCGACCCGGATACGGGTACGCCCGTGTTGCGGCGACGTGCAGTCGATACGCTCGGCATGCTGCTCGAAAACGGCTCCATCACGCCGGAGATGCATGGCGCGGCAGCGATCTTCCGCGCGCATTTCCGCGCGGCCGCTCTCGATGGCATGCGGACGATGCCGCTCATTCGGATCCCTCGCGGCACGAGCGACACCCTGACCGAGCGTCATGTGAGTGCGCGGGAGAAGGTCACGGCGGCCATCGCACACGTCGGTGGCATGGCGAGCCCAGGTGGCACCTGCCTTTGGCACGTCGTCGGGCTCGAGTGCTCCATTCGTGAGTGGGCGATGCAGGAGGGATGGAATGGTAGGGCGCTCGTGCCCGCGCACGGCCAGGGCATCCTCGTCTGCGCGCTCGGTGCTCTCGCCGAGCACTACGGCCTCACCCCGCGCGCCAAGCGTGGATTCAGCCCTCCAGTTGCGTCGGCACCCGTGCCGTCGCCAGACCCTGCGAGCGCTTCGCTCAACTGACGACGGTGGTCAGCCAGACGAAGAGGAGGGGGACAATTTGCTATTGTAGACATCCCTATAATAGCAGTTTGTCCCCCTCCTCCCGTTCTAGCCGGGTCCATCGGGCTTGATGGCCCCGAGGCCATGGTTCCTTCCTGGGCCTGTCGTATGCGGGGGGCAGGAGCGCCGGACTTCGCTAGCGTCAGCCCCGTTATTCAGGTTGCCAGCGTTGCCAGGTTGCCGGCTTAGGCGCCTTCCCGATCACCACATGCAGGTTGCGATGCATCAGGCCCCCTGGGCTGCGAGCGCCGTCGAGGCGCGCGCGGTCACCTCGCTGCTGCCCTATGCCGGCAATGCGCGCACGCACGCGCCCGAGCAGGTGGCGCAGATCGCTGCCAGCATCATCGAATTCGGCTTCGTCGCGCCGGTGCTGGTGGACGAGCACGGCGTGCTGATCGCGGGCCATGGCCGGCTGCTGGCCGCGCAGTCGCTCGGCCTTGAGACCGTTCCGACCATCGTGCGGGCCGGGCTGACCGAGGCGCAGAAGGCAGCCTACCGCCTCGCCGACAACCGCATTGCGCTGAACGCAGGGTGGGACGAAGCGCTGCTCGCGGCTGAGGTCGCGAAGCTGCAGGAGTTGGGTGAGGTCGACCTGGCACTGACCGGCTTCGGCGCGGATGAGTTCGACCGCCTGCTCGCCGGACTGGAAACCGGGCCTGGCAACGAGCCGGCATCAGCCGTTGCCAGCAGCGCGGAGCCGGCCCCTGGCAACCAGCCCGATGCCGATGCGGAACTGGTGGACGATCCGGCCGATGCGGCGCCGGAACCGCCGCGCCGCGTCATCACCCGAACGGGCGACCTCTGGCACCTCGGCGCGCATCGCCTGCTCTGCGGCGACAGTACCGACGCTGCATCCGTCGCCCGCGTGATGAGCGAGGACCGCGCGGCGCTGCTCTTCACCTCGCCGCCCTACGGCAACCAGCGCGACTACACCACCGGAGGCGTCTCGGATTGGGATGCGCTGATGCAGGGCGTGTTCGGGCATCTCGGTACGGCGCTGCGGCCTGATGCGCAGGTGCTGGTGAACCTCGGCCTGATCCATCGCGATGGCGAGTGGCAGCCCTACTGGTCAGGTTGGCTCGACTGGATGCGCGCCCGCGGCTGGCGGCGCTTCGGCCTCTACGCCTGGGACCAGGGGCCAGGCCTGCCGGGAGACTGGAACGGGCGGCTGGCGCCCGCCTTCGAGCTCCTCTTCCACTTCAACCGCGAGGCACGGCAGCCGAACAAGATCGTGCCATGCAAATGGGCTGGCACGCCGAACAAGGGCAGCGGGCTCCGTGCCGCTGACGGCGAGGTGAAGGCCTACACGCATATCGGGCTGCCGGTGCAGGACATGCGCATCCCCGATGCGGTGCTGCGCATCACCCGCCACAAGGGCCGCGGCATCGAGACGGAACACCCGGCGGTGTTCCCTGTCGCACTCCCCGAGTTCCTGATGCACGCCTACACGGCCGAGGGCGAGGTCGTGTTCGAGCCCTTCTCGGGCTCCGGCACGACGATCCTCGCGGGCCAGCGGACCGGCCGCCGCGTCGCGGCCATCGAGCTGGCGCCGGCCTATGTCGACCTCGCGATCGCGCGCTGGCGCATGCTGCATCCCGACCTGCCGGTGATCCTGGACGATGGCGGCCACGGCATCGGCCCAGATTACGACGCCGTGGCCGCGACCCGCGGGGAGGCGACGGCCGATGCCGCCTGACCTTCAGCTGGAGATGATGCCGGTGGCGTCGCTCGCGCCCTATGCCGCGAATGCCCGCTTGCACCCCACCGAGCAGGTGGCGCAGCTCGCCGCCTCGATCGGCGAGTTCGGCTTCAACGTGCCGGTGCTGGTGGACGACGCAAGCGTGCTGATCGCCGGCCACGGGCGCGTCCTCGCCGCGAAGGCGCTCGGGCTGGAGGAAGTGCCTGCCATCCGGCTCGGGCATCTGACGGAGGCGCAGGCGCGGGCTTTCCGCCTCGCGGACAACCAGCTGGCGCTGACCTCGACCTGGGACGAGAGCCTACTGGCGGCCGAGCTGCGCGCGCTGCGCACCGACGAGTTCGATCTCGGCCTGATCGGCTTCGACGGCGCGACGCTCGATCGGCTGCTGGGCGAAGCCGCGGCAGCTGTGCCGGCAGTGCTGGGCGGCGATCCTGACGCGCCTGCGCCCGAGCCTCCCGCCACGCCCATCTCGCGGTCTGGCGATCTCTGGCTGCTTGGACAGCATCGGCTGCTCTGCGGCGACGCGACCAGCGCGGCCGACGTCGCGCAGCTGCTGGATGGTGTGCGGCCGCACCTGATGGTCACGGACCCTCCCTATGGGGTGAACTACGATCCCGAATGGCGCAACGAAGCCGGCGTCTCGGCGACGATGCGCACCGGCAAGGTGGCGAATGACGATCGCGCTGACTGGCGTGCGGCCTGGGCGCTCTTCCCCGGCGACGTTGCCTACATCTGGCACGCGGGCGTGCACGCGCGGACGGTGATCGAGAGCCTCGAGGCGACCGGCTTCGCGGTGCGGAGCCAGATCGTCTGGGCGAAGTCACGGTTCGTACTCGGCCGCGGCGACTATCACTGGCAGCACGAGCCCTGCCTCTACGCCGTACGCAAGGGGGCGACGGGCCATTGGCAGGGTGCGCGCGACCAGGCGACGCTCTGGCCGATCAGCACGGGAGGCGACGAGGACGCCTCCACCGTGCACGGAACGCAGAAACCTGTGGAGTGCATGCGCCGGCCGATCATCAACAACAGCGCGCTAGCAGCCTGTCGGATTCCCGTCTGGCCTGAAATGGGCGATGCTGGGTGGCATGACGCAGTTCATTCCGTTCAACCGCGACCAGGCTTTCCTGCTGCCGCCGGACGCCAAGGACTGGCTTCCGGCCGATGACGTGGGGCATTTTGTGGTGGCGGCGGTGGAGCGTGTGCCGCTCGGCGCCTTTGCGGTGCGACCGATCCCCGGCGGCAAGGCGCAGTATCATCCGCGGCTGATGCTGGCGCTGCTGATCTACTGCTACGCCAAC